GTCAGATACTCCAGGAAACGCGACCGCCGGTTTTGGACGCCGGCGGTTTCGTTTATTAGACGGCGATTCGTGCTAGAATTATCCATCAATGGGCGTCCTTTCCGATTTATTCGGCACTCCAAAACAAACTGACGACGTAGTTGACGTCGCAGCTTCTCTCGCACCTTTCTACGTCAACCAAACCGCACTCAATATCGCAGGCGGCACGATTAGCGTTCCTCGCGCATCGGCTTTATCAGTTCCTGCAGTTGCACGCGCTAACGGAATTATCACCTCAACGGTCGGATCGTTACCGGTTGAAAAATTCAATGATGCAACAGGTTCACGCATTCCGGTTGAGCGATCATTTCGCCAACCAGATCCTCGCGTTCCTGCATCGTTGATCTATTCATATCTTGCCCAAGATCTTTGGCTCTTCGGTGTCGCTTACGGTCAGGTTCTCGACATGTATGCCGCTTCGGATGGTGGTCGCGTCCGTCAATGGACTCGCATCGATCCAACGTGGGTTAGCGTTCGAACGAATCCTCTTGGAACAGAAGTAATCGGATATACCGTCAACGGACAGAATGTTCCGATGACCGGTGTCGGTTCAGTAATTGCGTTTTACAATCTCGCAGACGTTGGAATCTTGAATCGTGCCGGTCGCACTATCAGAGCAGCGATTGAATTAGAAAAGGCTGCCGAAATCTACGCGAAAGAACCGCTCCCAACGATGGTTCTCAAATCGACCGGCACGAACCTACCTTCCGAGCGCATCAAAGCACTTCTCGAATCATGGAAAGTCAGCCGACAGAATCGCGCAACCGCTTTCCTCAATGCTGACGTCGAACTCCAGGCTTTGGGTTTTGATCCTAAGCAATTACAACTCAGCGAGGCTCGCCAATACATCGCTCTCGAACTAGCGCGTCAATGCGGAATCCCGGCTTACTTCCTCAGCGCAGAATCCACCTCGATGACGTATTCGAACGCAACGAATGAGCGTCGTTCGTTGATTGATTTCTCACTCCGACCAATCCTGACCGCAATCGAGTCGCGTTTATCGATGGACGATTTCACACCGGCAGGCACTCGCGTTCGTTTCGACCTAGATGATTTCCTTCGTGGAAATCCTTTGGAGCGAGCACAGATTTATCAGATTCTCACCGGCATCGGAGCGATGACCGTGGAGGAAGTCAGGAAAGCAGAGGATCTCTTAGGATGAAGATCAATTTCCCAATGACCATCACGGCGGCAGACGTCGAGTCACGCACGCTCACCGGTCGGATCGTTACATGGGGCGAAGAAGGCAATACGTCAGCCGGACGCACCATTTTCAGCGAGAATTCAATTCAGTTCGGAAAGAATGTGAAGCTTTTGCTAGAGCATGAGATGAGCAAGCCAATCGGCAAGATGCTCAGCGCAGAAGTTACCGATACCGGCATCGAAGCCAAGTTCCGACTGGCAAATACAACCGTCGCATCAGATGCCCTCGTCGAGGCAGCCGAAGGACTCAGAGACGGCTTTAGCGTGGGTGTGAAATTGAACGATTGGGCGAATCAAGATGGCGCGATGGTTATTTCATCCGCAAAGCTCATCGAAGTCAGCCTGGTCACAGAGCCAGCAATCGATTCAGCGCGAGTCGCTGAGGTCGCGGCAAGCGACGAACAAGTTTCCGAAGAGGCATCCGCTTCTGAGGATCAACCAACAACACAAGGAGAACAAGTGTCCGACACTACCGTTCCAGCTCCTGCCGTCGAAACGGTAGAAGCACCGGTGGCAGAGGTTCAGGCTAAGTCTGCACCTATGTTCACCGCTCCTCGCGTGAATCTCAACGTCACCGCAGGACAATACGCACTCGCTCAGGTTCGCGCTTCACAAGGCGACACCGACGCACGCGATCTCGTTGCAGCACTCGACATCGCTACCGTTTCCGAGAACACCGGAATGGTTCCACCAAACTATCTTCGCGACATCATCGGCGTCATCGATGATTCACGTCCGTTCATCAACTCCATCGAGCGCGCAGCCCTTCCAGCGTCCGGCATGAAAGTGTTCACGCCTAAGCTCGGCGCACAGGCGACCGTTGCAGTTACCGGTGAAGGCGTTGAGTTCGATTCAACCGACACAGTCGTAACCTTCCAAGAGGACACCATCGTCAAGTTCGCAGGTGCAAACATCATCAACGTCGAGCTCGTGGATCGTTCAGACCCATCGTTCGTCGACTTGCTTCTCCGCGAGCTTGCCGCGTCCTACGCACAAAAGACCGACGCTTATGCAGCTCAGATTGCATCGCAGAACGCATCCGCTTCCGATGCAACCACAATCTACGGCGCAATTGCAAAGGGTATCGCTGACTCCTATGGAGTCATGCGCTTTACACCAAGCAATCTTCTCGTCGCGAACACCGGCGGATCCGAAGGAATCGACTTTGCTGGTTTGCTCGCAGCAGTAGATGATTCAAAGCGTCCGCTCTACGCAGCCGCACTTCCAGACAATGCAGCAGGTCTCATTACCCAGGCTTCAACGGCTGGAACCGTCGCAGGACTTCGTTTGGTCGTCGATCCTAACTACACCGGTGACGATACAAACACCAAGCACGCTCTCGTTTACCCATCCGCAGCAATGCGTTTCCATGAGTCCGGCACAGTCCAGATTCGTGCGAACGTCGTCGCAAACGGTCGTATCGAGGTCGGCATTTATGGTTACGTCGCAGTAGTCAACCGCTACCCATCGGCGTTCCGTAAGCTCACCGTTACACCGTAGTCAATCAATAGTCCTGGGTGGGTGTGATCCCGAGCCCACCCAGGATCCCTAATCGAAAGGAGCATCCGTGCCGACAATCATCAGCGTAGGTCAATTACGCGCCGTCCTCGGTGTCTCCGTTTCGCTTTACTCGGATCCTATTTTGGAGGACGTCATCGATACGGCTGAAAATGTCGTGCTTCCGATGCTCGTCAAATACTCCAGCCCGATTCGTTCGGTCGAATTGCAAGACAACCAAGCCATTTTTACCTTCGACGCCGTTCAGGTGTTCAACGAAGGTCAGAGCGTCGTCATCGCGAATGCCGGCTCACCTTTCAACGGCACTCACACCGTTCTCGCAGACGGTCTTAGCGATACGACCTTCCGTGTGGCGATCACTAATGCCGACATCGCAAAACGAAACCTTATTCCGGCTGGAACCGCGACCCTAACCGGCGCAAGCACCTACGTAGGCGTTCCAGAGGTTGAGTCGGCTGTTCTAGCGGTCGCCACCGAGGTTTTTCAATCACGCAGCGCAGTAGGCGGTCAGATCGAAGGTGTCGATTTCCAAGTGACGCCGTTCCGTCTCGGTCGTAGCTTATTCAACAGAGTTTCAGGGCTTCTAGGGCGTCACATCGATCAGGAGTCGATCGCGCTATGACCATCGCGACCGAGGTTCGCGCCGCGCTCAAATCCTCGCTCGCTGCGGTTCCTGCCAATATCTACGACCACGTTCCCGAGGCTCCCCAGGTTCCTCACGTGTCGTTCGTTCCCGATGATCCATATTTGGAAATTGAGACAATCGGAAAAGCGACGCTGAGATTACGCGTCAATATGGTTCTCGCCGTCGGCGTCAACTATGCGAGCAACGCTGCCGCGCTCGATAACCTAGAGCAGCTCATCACTAGCGTTCTGACGAATTTGCCTTCCGGCTATATCGTCGGAGAGGTCAATCGACCAACCGTAACCCAGGTCGGATCCGCAAATCAGCTCGTTGCTGATATTCGGGTTTCAACCTATTTTCAAAACTAAGGAGCAGGAATGCCTACCGCCGTAATTACCGGTCGAGACGTTACCTTCACAATCGGTGGTAACAATTTCGACGCTCAGGCAACCTCAGCCGTTCTAAGCGGCGAGATGGTTCGCGAAACTTACGAGACACTTGATGGCAAGGCTTACAAGGTTCTCGACAATAACTTCACCTTTTCGGTTGAGATGCTCGCTGATTGGGGTGCTACCGGCTCGCTTTGCGAAATCCTTTGGGGCGTCGCTGAGTCAGCACCGAACACCGGAATCAGCACCGTGTTCACCGCAGCATCAGGCGCGGTCTTTACTTTCCAGATTCTTCCTTCCTGGCCGTCAGCCGGTGGAAGCGGAAACGACGCGCAGACAGTAACATTTGAGTTCCAGGTCATCGGCGTTCCGGCTGAGTCCTTTAGCTAATCGGAGAATCGGGATATGAAACTACCAATCACAATTACATATACCTCGGGATCTATTGAAACCTACACCGCGCAGCCGCCGGAGTGGGCTAAGTGGGAAAGGGAAACCGGCAACAAGATCACGCACGCCGAAGGAAATATCGGCATTTGGGATCTTATGTTCCTGGCGTATCACGCTCACAAGCGTCAAGCCGCAGGACTACCGGTCAAACCTTTTGACGTTTGGAGCCTTACGGTCGAGGACGTTGCGGCAGGTGAGTCCGACCCAAAAGTCACCCAACCGGAAGCCTGAGCCGGCTCATCGTCGAATTGGCGATAGCGACCAGAATTCCGATGAGTGAGTGGACGGATGCATCAGACATCCTGACCGCTCTCGAAATATTGAAGGAGCGCAAGTGACCGAGCCAGCATTAGCCTTCGACAAGAAGGAACTGCGTTCGGTCATAGGCGCATTCAAAGCGATGAACGACCAAGCCACCGACGAAGCGAAGAAAATGGGTTATGAGCTGGCGCAATATGCGGCGCAGGAAGTCAGGAAAGCCGCGCTCACTCGCACAGTCAATCCGGTCGCGGTTCGGCGAATCGCAGATGGTGTGCGCGTTAGCAGAACCTCAAAAGTCGGTGAATTCTCTTATGGGTTCGCCAGTCAGCGTTTTAGCGGTGGTGGCACGACGAAAGAACTATGGCGTGGTTTTGAGTTCGGTTCTAATCGATTCACACAATTTCCAAAACGCACTCCGCGATCCTCGGGGCGTGGGAATACTGGCTACTTCATCTATCCGACACTCCGTCGCATTCAGCCTCAACTAGTCGCCCAATGGGTCGAAGCCTTTGATCGCATTTTGAAGAAGTGGACTTGAAATGGCTGAATTTCGCACGCTGAAACTTTCCATCCTTGCCGATGTCGATAACCTCAAAAAGCAACTCGGTCAGGGTGAAAAGGAAGTCCAAACCTTTGGCAATAAGGTCGCCGAGTTTGGCAAGAAGGCAGCCGTAGCGTTTGCCGCAGCCGCAGCCGCAGCCGGGGCGTATGCCGTCAAGCTTGCCGTCGATGGAGTCAAAGCCGCAATCGAGGATGAGAAGGCGCAGGAATCGCTACGTCGAACCCTAGTCAACGTAACCAGCGCGACGGAAGCCCAGGTCGCAGCCACCGAGGACTTTATCGAGAAAACCGCACTCGCTACCGGTGTCGCCGATGATCAGCTTCGACCAAGCCTGGATCGACTCGTTAGGGCGACCGGCAATCTCGAACAGGCTCAAAAACTTCAAGCTCTCGCGCTTGACGTATCGGCTGGTTCAGGTCGTAGCCTGCAAGCGGTCACAGAAGCCCTTTCAAAAGCCCAGGAAGGCAATCTAGGCGGTCTAACGCGTCTGGGTGTGGGTTTATCTAAGGCTGAGGTCGCAACCCTCTCATTCGACCAAATAACCCAGAAACTAGGGCAGACATTTGAAGGTCAGGCAGCCGCAGCCGCTAACACCTTCCAGGGTCGTCTCGATCGTCTCAAAGTGGGTTTTGACGAAGCCAAAGAGTCGGTCGGGTTCGCCTTGCTGCCGATCCTCGAAAGACTTATCAATTTCGTCAACGCGAACGTCGTGCCGGTCATCAACCGTTTTACCGAGTCATTCGGTGCGCCTGGTGGTCTTGCCGATAACATCCAAAAGACGGTGGACATCGTGCTTCGGGTTTTGCGTCCGGCATTCGAGGGCGCGGTCAGCCTATTCAATCGCGTTCGAAACACGATTAGCGACAACCGAGAATCGTTTAGCGCATTCGCAGACTTGATTCAGACTTACATCGCACCGACCATCGGAAAAGTCTTAGGTGGTGCGCTCAAAGGCTTAGGCGTCATCGCTGAGGGAGTCATCAAGGTTATCGCGACCGTGGCAAAGGTCATCACCGCAACCGTCGAAGCCGCCATCATCGGCATAAATGCACTTATCAAGGCTTACAACGCCGTTCCACTACTTCCAAACATCCCAACCATCGCAGCACCCTCAGTCGGCGCGGTAGCACCTTCTGCGCCATCAATTCGCGCCATCGAGCGCGGGGTTCCATCAGCTTCAACGACGTCTGCCGCGCCAGTCGCACCGGTCACGAATAACATTACAGTCAACGGAGCCATCGATTCGGAAGGCACAGCTCGGCAAATTGCCAAAGTCCTCACCGAATCCGCAGCTCGTGGAACCGGTGGCGGCGGTGGCTTCATAGGTGGGTTGCTGGTCACATGACCGCATGGACTCCTGAATATAAGGTTTTTGCTAACGGTACGGAAGTCACCGACATCACTCTTGTCGGTTTTTCGATTACTTCTGGACGTCAAGACATCAATACTCAGGCTCAGGCTGGTTACTGCAATTTGAGAATCGTCAATCTTACGAATCAGTCCTATCCCTGGACAATCAACACCGGAATCACCATCGAAGTCAAAAATTCTCAAAATGTTTATGTTTCAATTTTTGGCGGTCGAGTCTCTGACCTTTCCGTCGGTGTTGAGGATGTGGGATCAGAAGCAGTCGTTACGACCGTTCAGTTATTCGCTCTAGGAGCACTTAGCAAGATTCAGAACGTGCTATGGACTGGTTCACTTGTCAAGGATGAGGACGGACTACAGATTGCCGAAATCCTCAATGATCTTCTTATCAACACCTGGAACGAAGTGTCACCTTCTGAACAATGGTCAACCTATAACACGACCGAAACCTGGGCAAATGCTCAAAACATCGGAGTAGGCACAATCGACCCAGGACAGTATGAAATGATTAGTCGAAACGCTGATCCGATCAACGCTTATTCGCTTATTGCTGAAATTGCTAATTCTGGTCTTGGGTACTTATTCGAGGATGCTAACGGTCGAATCTCATATGGTGATGCAGCTCGAAGGACGACTAACCTCATCAATAATGGCTTCACGGAATTCAATGGCAATCACGCGCTCGCAGACGGAATCCGCACCGTCACTCGCCAGGGCGATCTTTGCAATAATATAACCATCAATTACAAAAACAATTTCGGCACGTCTTACTCATTCGAGGACACCGTCAGCCAATCAGAGTACGGAATTTTTGCTCGGAACATCAATTCACGGATCGACGATGATCCGGACGCTGAGGATGTGGCTGAGCGGTTCGTTCAGCTTAGAGCCAATCCCTTTCCTCGATTCGAGGAGATTACCTTTGCCATTCAAAACCCAGAGCTAAGCGACACAGAACGAGACGCTCTTATCGGCGTTTATATGGGTCTACCAATCTCCATTAGCAACCTGCCACCGAACATCAATGGCGGTTCCTTTGCCGGTTACGTTGAGGGCTGGACGTTCCGATCGACGCTTTCAGGCTTATCCGTCACCCTCACGCTATCAAGCCGAGAATTCTCATCCTTCACAATCAACTGGGCGCAAGCCGGAAACACGCTGGAATGGACTGGGGTAAATGCTACACTTACATGGGAAAACGCGACAGGAGCACTCATCTAATGGCTAACACAACGAACTTCGGCTGGGAGACTCCCGACGATACCGATCTGGTCAAAGACGGTGCTCTCGCCATCCGAACACTTGGCAGCGCGATTGATACTTCGCTGGTCGATCTTCGAGGTGGCACAAGCGGTCAAATCTTGGCAAAGAACTCAAATACTGATATGGATTTCGTGTGGATTGCCAATGATCAAGGCGATATCACCGCAGTAACGGCAGGAACAGGAATCTCGGGCGGTGGCACGACCGGAGCTGTAACGATTACTAACTCAATGGCGACCGCGATTGATGCCAAAGGTGATCTCATCGTTGGAACCGGAGCAGACACCTTCGACCGTCTTGCCGTCGGTGGCACTAATGGTCACGTTTTGACGGTTGATTCATCAACCTCAACGGGTTTGAAGTGGGCGGCGGCTGCTGGTGGAGGAAAAGTGCTTCAGGTAGTTTCAGCGACATATTCCACGCGTCTTGACGTAGCTTCGACAACCTATACAGATACCGGACTAAGCGCGTCAATAACCCCATCATCTGCATCGAGCAAAGTGCTTGCAATAGTTTCTCAACACACTTGGGTTTATCGAAATACCATTGAAGCCGGTGGCAGAATCAAATTGGTTCGCGGCGCGACTGATATTTGGAACCAAAGCACAACCACGCAAACGATTCACGCCGCCGCCGGATCTGGCGCAGTAGAAGCTGCAAATTTCATCACATTCTCTTATTTGGATTCGCCAGCGACAACATCTTCGACCACTTACAAGGTGCAAGGCAGAGCAGAAAGCACAGCCAACAGCGGAGACATATCGTTTCAAAAAGGTTCGAACGTTTCAACCATCACACTTATGGAAATTGGTGCATAGTGAGCGATTACCTAGTCAAAGCAATAAAAAGACTTCGACCTGGAGCCGAATTTTCAATCATTGATAGCGATTTGGATCGCATCACCTGGGATGTATTAGAAGGCGAACCGCCAACCGCGAAAGAAGTCGCTGACGCAATCAAAGCCATTCAAGCCGACGAAGCCAACGAAGCAGCAGAGAAGGCAGCTCGACGCGCTGAAATCCTTGAACGTCTTGGATTGACGGAAGATGAAGCGAAACTCATCCTCGGCTAAGCCCTGGCTATGCCATGCAGGAAGGCAAATGCGTGAACAAATTGACGATAGTTTTCCTGAGCGCGACCGTCGTAGCGACGGTTGGGTGGCTGATGCTCGCCATGATTCGAAGTCTGATCACGCTCCTAGAAGAAACGGAGTCGTTCGAGCTATAGACATCGATGCGAACCTAGACGACACGAATACGTCGCTCTATCTCGCAGACCAAATCCGGCGTCATGCTCGCAAAGACAAGCGCATCAAATACGTCATACATGCCGGTAAAATTGCCTCGGGAATCGGGTTATGGAAATGGCGACCATATAAGGGTGTAAACCCTCATCACTCCCATATCCATGTCTCATTCAGCGCGAAGGGTGATCGAGACGGATCATTCTTTGATATTCCTTTGATTGGATAACCGTGACCGACTACATGAAGCATCCGATATTCCTCGCCGCAGGCGCGTTCCTCGCAGCCTGGGCAGCAACTAATTTCGAGCTCGATTACCGAGCCGTCCTTTGGGCGGTCGTTTCCGGTGTCTTTGGATACGCGAAGCCATATAAGAAGTGAGCTCCCAGGAATGGGTCGCGTTGATCGCTGGCGTGATGGCGATTCTGACCGGCTTTATTGCAGCGTTACGATGGACGGTTCGGCAATTCGTCCTGGAAATTGGCAGTCAGCTATTTCAACGGATGGATCGCATCGAAGCTGAGATCGGCGTGTTGACCGAACGTCAGTCAGACATCTATGCGACCATTATGACCGAAAGGGGTTCGCATGGCTCAAAGAAAGACAAAGGCGCAAAAGCTCGCAAGCCTGCGCGCAAAAGAACGAGCCGCTAAGCGAACCAAACCCATCACCGCCCTCGATCTTTGGGCGATCCGCATTCACGAAGCCACCGAGTCGATGAGACGCGCTGGTTGGGAGGATGCGTTGATCACTTCTTACGTTTTGGAGCAATCCTTACCTGATTGGGTAATCGCAGCTCCTGAGCGTCCAATCGAGGACGATGACGACGAGGAAGAAGAAGACTATTAGGCGAACCGTTGTTATCAGCGATCTCCAAGTTCCTTATCATGACTCAAAAGCCGTCCGAAACGTCGCAGCCTTCATCAAGCGATGGAAACCCGACCGAGTCGCCACCGTCGGCGATGAAATTGACCTCCCTCAGCTCTCCCGATGGGAACGTGGCTTGGCAGGGGAATTCGCTGGCACACTCGATCGCGACCGCCGGATTACTCAGGAGGTTCTTTTCGACCTTCGAGTGACCGACATGGTGCGCTCGAATCACACCGACCGGCTTTATAACTCCATCAAGACCAGGCTTCCAGCCTTAGCCGCCTTGCCCGAATTACAGTTCGAAAATTGGCTAGGGCTTCCCGAGCTAGGCATCAAGTTCCACCGCGACCCGATGCCCATCGCTAAGGGTTGGATCGTCCTTCATGGAGATGAGGGGCAGGTATCCCAAAAGGGTGGTCAAACAGCCCTAGGATTGGCTCTAAGGCATGGAAAATCGGTGGTCTGCGGTCATACCCATAGGGCAGGGCTTTCGGGGCTCACAATGGCTTCTGGAGGCGTTTTAGGGGGTATTCTCTGGGGCTTTGAGGTCGGAAACCTGATGAATTTCAAGGACGCCAAGTATCTCAAAGGTGGAGCCGGTAATTGGCAGCAGGGCTTTGGGCTGATTTACGAGTCCAGGGGCAAGGTCACGCCGGTATTTGTGCCGATCGAGAAGGACGGCTCATTCATGGTCGAGGGTAAGGTCTATGGTTGATCCCTGGGTGGACATTCACCGCACGATCGACGACCATATCGACGACTTCGATGCGGCGACTGATTTCGTTATGAAATCGTTATCAGCGACACGCCGATAGCCGGTTGCGGTCTGGCTCGATAGGCGTAGATTTCCCCTTGTCGGACAAACCACCGGCAGAATCGGGAAATCATGACCAGCAACTACAAAGGCTTCACAATCAGCAAGCTCACACGCAAAGGCGTCTACCAAGTAACCGATAGCAACGGTCAACTCGTCATTACGTTGCCTTTGCTTCGTCACGCAAAGCGGTTCGTCGATCGACGCGCTGAGCGTCTAGCAATCGAGCAGGTTTTGGAATACATCGTCGACGACCGACAGGCGGTGAGCGCATGACCGCTAGGTCGTTTGATCCGATAGCCATTTATTACATCATCGCACTAATCGCAATTCCTATCCTGGGGTTGCTTTATACCGCACTCACAGAAAACTTCTATTGGAAAGGATTTAGGGATGGAAAACGACTCGCCGAAAACAATCGCAGCTCGGGAAATACTAAGAGAATCTGATGCAATCCGAAGCGATCGAGGTGCGGTCTATGGTCATCCGTGGACTAACCATTTACGAATTTCGAAGCTTTGGTCGGCATATTTGGATATTCCGATCACGCCAGATCAGGTCGCGGTATGTATGGCATTACTCAAAATTTCACGACTTGCTGAGACGCCAGGTCATCGAGGACGTGACGGATACGTGGACGGTTGTGCCTATCTCGCACTTGCTGCCGAACTATCAACCACCGACCCAACTGAGTTCGATGCCTATTAGGGCGAACCACGACACCAAGATTTGGTGCGACATTTGCAAAATACGCTATGGGAAGGTCGGTGCGGAGTGGCACACTCGTGCCATGACGCCAGCTCGCTGGATCGTCATCAGCGAGACTAAGGAGCGACGTGGACGAACTAAGGCATATTGCCAGCCATGCGCCAATGAATGCCAGGTCGATGGACAGGGCAAGGTCTGGACGTTTCGCGAGCAATTGGATTACGCACTAGGAAGGGAAGAATTAGATGGCATGGAACCTGAACGACTATGAACCGGTGGAGGATCGACTTCGCGCTTGGTGGGAAGGGCATCCGTTGGGTCGCATTGAAACTGAGTTGGTTACATACGAAGGAAATCGCTTTATCGTCGCTGCTTACCTTTATCGAACGGACGCGGATCTCGACTTCTATGCGTCCGGCATGGCAGAGGAAACTGTTACTGATCGAGGCGTCAATTCTACTTCGGCTTTGGAAAACGCAGAAACGTCGGCTATTGGGCGCGCTCTCGCTAATGCTGGATACGCTGCAAAAGGAAAGCGACCAAGCCGAGAGGAAATGGCGAAGGTAGTCCGAGGGGATTCACCGGTAGTCAAACATCCATTCAAGCCAAAGGACGAAGTCAAAGAGGTTCCAAACGAGCCCGAAACCGTCGTCTGGGATGACGTCGAAACGAAGGCGTTTGAAGATACCGGAACCTTTATCGCTGATCTCCAGGCGCAGCTAGGCGCATCGATCGAAGGCTTCAAATGCGCTCATGGCGACATGCTACGCAAAGAAGGAACCTCAAAGGCTGGAAAGCCATATTGCGGATATGTCTGCGGATCACCGCGTAAGGCTGAGCAATGCGAGCCGAAATGGGCGAAGATGGTCGGCGGTAAATGGGTGTTCGAAGGTCGAGCTAATGACTAGCATCGACCGGACAGGCGAACCCAACAAGCAACCGGTGAAGTGTGATTGGTGCGGTATCGATCTGGTGAGTTATGCCGGTTTCAGGGTTCAAATGCATGAAGAAGATCCATTCGACTTCAATTGGGCATGTCAGGAACACTACGAAGCGGCGTGGGCATGAGTAGGAGGCAACGTGGTCGAGAGTCTGAAAAGGTGGTGGCTGATTACCTCGTTAGGCAAGGTTTCCACACCGCTCATGTTACGTCTATGGCGGCTAGTGGCTCTGATGTTCTGGGGATTCCTAACCTGGATATTGAGGTCAAAGCTAGAGCCGGACTACCAATTAGCGAGACTATGGCTCAGCTCAAAAGAAGGCGACGCGAGACAGGTTTAGGCGTGGGCGTGCTTCGCATGAATGGGCAGGGTGAGAAGGCGATCGGCGATTGGGTCGCCATTCTGACTTTCGATGACTTGATCTATTTATTGAAGGCGGCTGGTTATCGATGAAATTTGCCTATGCTGATCCTCCATATTTGGGTTGCGGAAAACGCATTTATGGCAAACATCATCCGGAAGCCGAACTTTGGGATGATCCGATGACTCATATTGAATTGGTGGAACGTCTAATGGATGAATTCCAGGACGGATGGGCAATTAGCCTTTACGAGCCAAGCCTCAAATTCTATTGCAGCATCATTCCCGACGATGCTCGGGTCTGCGCTTGGGCTAAGACCATGCATCAAATTTGGTGGAACGTGACCGTTCAGTATTCGTGGGAGCCCGTCATCCTATATGGCGGTCGCAAAGAAAAGAACCGAAAGCCAATGGTGCGCGATCACTTTGTAGGGGCTAGAACGCGCCAGCGTGGGCTTGAAGGCTCCAAATCAGACGCGTTCAACGATTGGATTTTGGATTTGCTCAATTATCAACTAGGCGATGAGATGGTTGACTTGTTTCCAGGTTCAAACGGCATGGCAAGAGCAATCGAAAGGCGGGTCAATGGAACGCGATAAACGCGTTACGCGTTGCCTCATGTGCGGTAAATGGGTTTATATGCGTGAACTATGCGAGGATTGCTACCCAAAAGACCTTGTGGCGTAAATCACTATCCATATAATGAGATTATTGTGAAAGGTGCGTGCAAGATGCTTGACTTACGCGATACGCTTAGCGTGCCAACCCGCGGGGTCGGAGCCCGAGCGGGGGCACTAGCGATCGGGCGACCTCTATTCATAATCCTTTTGGGATTATTCATAAGCCTTTCAAATAGCGTGCAAAATGCTTATGGT